CTGGCTGGCGGTGATCCTGCCCGTGGGCCGGAGGTGTACGAGAGTTGCGAGGAGATCATGGCCAGGGCCTTCAACGAGGTGGCCCGGATGGAGAAGATTGAAGGTGTTTTTGCCAAGGAGGGGGGAGAGTGATGGCAACGAAAAAAGCACGGCACGAAGAGGAAAAGATGCGCTGCATCTGCCCACGCTGCGAAAAGCAGCACGAGATGTACCTGTTTTTGACAGGCAACGGCCAGCCACGCAAGTATTGCCCGCCGTGCAAGTCCATCGTGGGCGGGACGCAATGCAGCAAGTCGGCGCAGATGGTGCGGTGTCGGCAGAAGAAATCTACTGTGGCGAATGGATAACGCTCGGCAATCAGCCGCTTGTCGGCTGAATTGACCTGGTTAGATTTTTTCTTGTGGGCACAAAATAATTCTTGCAAATGGTTTTTCTTGGGTGTACAGTATATTCAAACAGGGGGCAATAAAGCCCGAAACCCAAGGAGGAAAAATCATGAACGAGAAAACCAAAAACACCGACCCGGTAATCGTCTACAAAAAAGGGAATATGGCGGTTCTGTATGTCCCCGGTCATGGAATTCAGTACAACGTGCAGGAGATTGGCTTTGCCAGCATTTTTAAGCACCCCACGTTCAACAGCCTGGCTGCCGCGAAATTCTATGTTGACGAGAGGGCAAAATAATGAGCCAAACAGAAATTTTTGAGAGGATTAAATCCATAATCCCTGCCGACCTGTGGGAGAAATACAACCACCTGAGCTTTGGCGAGATGGCAGAGGTTGAGGAGCTGGCCGAATGGGCTGATGAGTTGCGGCAGGCCGAAAAAGACTGGTTCGAGGCCGATGAATGAGTGAGGAGAAACGAGGCCGGGGGAAGCCACCCGGCTCACTCAAACCAAATGCCCGGCGGGTGGCCATAAAAATCCGCTGGACAGATGCTGAGGTCGAGCGGATCAGGGCGGCAGCGGCGCGGTCCGGAGAGGACTTTTCCTCTTTTGTCCGGGCTGCTGCGTTGGCTCGGTGCAAAAAAATCTAACGCCTGAATTGTGGCGACCGCGCCACTGAACGAGCCACAACGACCGTGCGGAATCGCGGTCGCTACGAATGATTGGTTGGGTGATTTATTAAGGAGGAAGCAATGGACACCAAGGATACTTTTGAAAGAGTTTTTTCAGTTGGCGGCTCTAGCGCAAGCGCAACATGCAATTGTGGCCGCACTTTTTATAACTCGGATGGCGGTTGGGATTGGGAAGACGGGGAACTTGAAGGGCTTGCGGAGGACAAAGACGCAACCGATATTGGATATGGGGTTGGACTCATAGAGGTTAACGGCAGAACCTATGCTGTTGATTGCGATTGCTGGCATAGCGTTTATTCGATGATTGAACTTTTTATTGATCGACATGCCCATCAGATTGCCGAATATTTGAAACTTGAGAAAAAAAGAAAAATTGAAGAGGCGGAAAAGTCGGCCACGGTTGATATTTGACGCCCAACGATGAAATTCACCGGGGACGCCAATGAACATGAATAGAAAAACCGACAGATCCCGGCCTCCGGTGAAATGCCTGGTTAGCCGGGATGGTGCCGTGGTCGCGTCCTATGGCGGCGGAACCAATAGCACGGCCATGATTATTGAGTGGGTGGGCCTTGGTCTGCGCCTGGATGCCGTGGTTTTTGCCGACACTGGCGCCGAGAAACCCGAGACATACTCGTTTGTTGGCCTGTTCTCTGACTGGCTCGTGGCTCGCGGATACCCGGCGGTGGTGATTGTCCAAAACAACGGGATGCACGGTACCCTTGAGAATGAGTGCTTGACCAATGGCCGCTTGCCGTCTGCCACTTTTGGGTACTCATCATGCTCTGACAAGTACAAGTTACGGCCATTTCGGAAGTGGCTAAAGGCCTCTGGGTTGCAAAACGTGACTGTGCTACTCGGTTTTGATGCTGGTGAGCCTGGACGGAAGTCACGGGCGCTGAAATACGCCAGCGGGTACGACAAGGTTTTCCCGCTGATTGAGTGGCAATGGAGCCGTAAGCGGTGCATTGAGGCGATTGATATGGCCGGACTACCGAGACCAGGAAAGAGCGCCTGTTTTTTTTGCCCGAACACAAAGCCCCACGAAATTTTGGCCCTACAGGATAAACACCCGGATTTGGTTGAGCGGGCGATTGCCTTGGAGGGAAACGCCGAGCTCAGGAGCATCAAGGGCCTTGGCCGGGCGTGGTCTTGGAAGGATTTTGTCTGTGCCGATGACGCGCAGCAACGGATGTTTGGAAGCGTTTGCATGGGGCAACCCTGTGGATGCTATGACGGCTAACGTTGGAGTTGAGCCGCAGACCACGGCGCAACAGACCGACGAGTAACACACAACTGCCGGCCGCCGTGGGCTGTCGGCTCGAACGAAAGGTTAGGTTCCGATGGACCCGAAGCGAGACTACCGCCGCATGCTGGAAGAAGGGCATGCCGAGATTGACAGCTTCCAGGGCCAAGGCCGCACGAGTCGCCTTGAGTACCTGGCCGACTACGTATTCGACTTCACGACCTACGAAGGCGAATTCAGCGAACTGTTCGCCAAGAAGGCGCTTGAGGTGTGCGCCGCCATCAGCGACGGAAAGGCGTTTGAGTACATCAAGGAACCGGAAGGCCGGCTCTGGTACTTGCTGATGGTGAACATGCCGTTCTTCGCCGACAAACTGGAGTGGGGAACTTCGATCCGCGGCGCGTGGTGGGGCGAGCCGCCGCACAAGAAGATCGAGTTCTCAAGCTGCGGCCTGTTCTTGGACGGCGAACAACTGCACGAGACGATGGAGTTCACGCGCGACCAATGGCGCGAGTTCATCGCTGCGGTGGTGGCGTTCGGTGTTGAGGAACCTAACGCTTGAGTTGTGGCGACCGCGCCACGGAACGAGCAGAAAATAACCCGGTGATCCTCGCGGTCGCCCCACAAACGATTGGTTATAAACTATGATTGCAATAGTAAATGTTGACTCGAATGCGCGACAAACTGGCCTGCACCAATACGAGCTGCGTATAAATAACCATGTTGTTGCCCGCTTTGTCCACCACAGAGAAGAGCCGCTGCATGAATGCTTGTTACGGGCCGCGATTGCGGCGGAAGAGAAAGCGACACCAAGAAACGGGCTGGTTCGGCCATTTTTAGAACCGAGGTACGATGAGGTGTTTTTCAAAGGGCTGGAGTATTTGGCCAGTTTATAACGCTAAGTTCAGCGGAGTCGCCCCTGAACTTGCAGAAAATTGAACGGACGTTCTCTGCTTCCGCTGAAACGTCTTGTTATAATGCATGGAGGTGCAGAATGAGACAGCCTGATATTTACATGGCAGACAGTATTAAAAACTGGGACTGCGACAAAGAACTACCTAACGGTGCATGGGTTCCTGCCAGACCATACGGACACAATGCTTTTTCATGGCGATGGCGTTTTAAGCTGGCTTGGTTTGTTTTGATTGGCAAGTATGACGCACTTTATTGGGAGTAGTATTATAACGCCGTTATAACCAGACCGGGGCACTGAACCGGCAATAAACGCGGCGCTTGCCCCGGTCTGGTTGATATTTTTGTTGGGCTTTTTAACGGAGGTTTTTGACATGCCTGGATACCCGCCATTTGGCACACACCCGATAAAGTGCGGCAACGCGAAATGCTCTTTCCGCGGCTACGAAACGGATCTGAAAAAAGAGCCCTCAAGTATTGGTGGGGTCGCCTCGGTGCAGTCCGTTTGCCCTTTGTGCGGTAGTAAAAGCTATCAGTTTATGCCGGACAAGCAAGCAAAGCGTGAAAAATGCCATGAATGTGGAAGGTTTGTGAGTAAAAAGGAACTGGCAAAAGTTCCGAAAAACGGGGTGCCGTGGTGTAGCGACTGCGTGAGTAACTGTGATTGAGCGGCCCACCCATCTGCTTGAGGCTGGCCGAGATATCCGCACCATTCAGGAGATGCTGGGCCACAAGGATCTGAACACCACCATGATCTACACCCATGTGATGAGCAAAGAGTCCATCATCAGCCCCATGGATATGGCATGACGCAATCACCCGCACTCAACACGCAGCACTCGGACCTTTTCCCCAGGGCAATCCCCTACCCTGCCGAACTGCCGACCCATCGCCGCGACCCCCTGGCCGGGATGCCAGTATCCTTCCCCATCCATCGGGCGGTGAAGCTGCGGCTGCGCAGCCCGGAGAAGATCCGGGTTTCGGAGTGGGCCGCCAAGTATCGCATGGTTTCGGACGGCGCCCATGTCGGCCCCTGGCGGCATGAGTATGCCCCGCACACGGTCAAGATCATGGACACCTTTGGCAAGCCCCATGTGCGGGAGGTGTGGTTCTGCGGGGTGGAGCAGTCCGGCAAGACCAACACCATGGTCAACTGCCTTGGGTGGTGCGTGGATTGCGACCCCGGCAATATTTTTTACCTGATGCCCACCGAGGATACCGCCTCCAAGATCACCGGCGGCAAGCTGCGGCCCACCCTGCAGCAGTCGCCCAGGCTGTCCCGCTACCTCACCGGCAGGCAGGACGACATCTCCCTGGCTAAGATGAGCCTGCGCCACGGGATGACCATTTACCCTGCCTGGGCAAACTCGCCATCAAGCATGGCCACCTTTACGGCCAAGCATTGTTTCGGAGATGAGGTGGACAAGTACCCGGAGATGTCCGGAAAAGAGACTGACCCGATCACCCTGATCAAGAAACGGAACCGGACCTACAAGGGGAGGTATAAGCGGTTTTTCTCCTCCAGCCCAGGAACCGGACGCTTTGTCTACGATGGCATGCGCAAGTGCGGCCAGGTGTGGGAGTTCCGGGTCTGCTGTCCGGAGTGCTCCGCGCTGATCCGGATGGATGGCGAGCACCTAGTCCTGCCCGAGGGCACCACCCCGGAGAACATCGAGCAGGCCGATCTCGGATACGCCTGCAACGAGTGCGGCACCATCTGGAACGACCAGCACCGCGACCAGGCCATTCGCGCCGGCCGCTGGGTCTGCGTGCAGGGGGCGGAGATCCCCAGGCCCTCCAAGGTGGGTTTCCACCACCGCGCCTGGGAGTGTCTGGACATACCCCTGGCCGAGATCGCTGTAGCCTGGCTCAAGGCGCAATCCGGCCCACTGGCCGACAAGGTCGGCTGGGCCAACGGCTACGAGGCGATCAACTACGAGGCCGAACACCAGGACCGCAAGGAGGACCACATCCTGCGCTTGGTCGATCCGGCCATGCCGCGTGGGGTGGTGCCCCGTGATCCCTGCTGCCTGGCTGTGCTGGTGGACACCCAGCGGGTGGGATTTTATTATCAGGTGGTGGCCTACGGCTGGGGCCGCGACCTGGAGTCCTGGCGGGTTGACCACGGCTTTGTCGAGCATTTTGACCACTTAAAAGATATCGCGGCCAAGACCTGGCTGGATGCCGATGGCAAGGAGTACCGCGCCTCCGCCGGGTTCATCGACTCGGGCGGCGGCACCAACCCGGCCCAGCCCAAGCACAGCCGCACCGCCGAGGTGTACGAGTTTTGCCGGATGCACCCGTTTTTTCGGCCCATCAAAGGGCGGCGGGACATGGCCCAGCCCTGGAACACCACCCGGCTGGATTACTACCCCAGCCGCAGCGGCAAGAAGATCCCCATCCCAGGCGGGCTGACCCTGTACACCATCAACGTGACCATGGCCAAGAACGAGCTGGCCGCCAAGTTGCAGATCGAGCCGACCGACCCAGGGGCCTTCCACCTCCACGCCGAGGTGGGCAGCGACTACGCCCAGCAGATGTGCGCCGAGTACCAGGATGAGCGCGGCTACTGGCAATGCCAGCGCAACAAGCCAAACCACCATTGGGACATCTCGGTGTATGGCATGGCTGCCGCCGAGATATTGAGGATACGGGACCGCAGGCCGGTAAAGGCGGAGCCTGATCCTCAACCACAGCACCAACCAGATAAAAGTTTTGTCACAGGATGGAGGCGCTAATGTCATGGCTTGAGGATACGAAACGTGAATACTTGAAGGTCAGCGAGGTGCGTGAAATATTTTCCCTTTCGAGATCATATGTTTATTCTTTGGTTGATCTCGGGGTGCTTGATGCGATTAAGGTAAACGGCAAGGCGCTGCGGATTACAACAGAATCCGTGCGCAAGATGAAGCACGAATGCCGTGTTGATCCTGGGAAATAATCCAGCGCAGGCACTGGTTTGATATAAAGCTGGAACAGCCCCTCCCCCATAAGTTGGTTGCCAACCGGTGCCGTTTGTTATTAAGCTGTCTCATATAAAAAAGGGGAGAGTGATGGGAAAAATGGAAAGTTTTGTGGTCCCAAAAGTGTACGCTGAGTTCGATGTTACACACCTGGTCAAGTCTCTTCCGGCCCCAGCTATTGTTTTCAGCCAAAACCCAACCAACGAAGAAATTTGTAAGTGCGAAGAATCTGGAGATTACCTTGTTACCTTTGTAGATGACTTTGATGAGTATATGCGAGCGATCCGCCGCCATGGAATTTTGAAACTTTCTGATCGACACATTCTGGTAAACTTAGCAGGGCGAAAACTGAAAGATGCACGGGAACATTTCCGTAACGAATTTGATCACCTGTGGGGGGTAGAAAATGAACATATATAATTACATTTTCAGAATGGTATTGCTGGCCGCTGGTGTGCTGTTGCTGGCAATCCATTTTAAGCTTGGGTGGGTGGCTCAAGCTGGAATTTATCTTGTTGGATGGGCCTTTATTCCCGAACAAAACAGATAAAACAGAAGGGTAAAACATGAAGCCACCACCAACCACCACATCTTGCGTTGATTTTTTATTACCCCACAACATAGTGTGTTAATAAACTGTCCACATTGTCCATATTGTCCATAGCGTCTTTGAGTAAACCCATTGTGGTGCCCTACAATAGGCACCATGCCAGCTACCCCCCTTTCAAATATCCCTGCCAAGATCATTGCCGGAGATTCCGTCTCCTGGCAACTGGCCCTTGTTGACTATCCTGCCTCCGCTGGCTGGGTGCTGTCCTATGCCTTCCGAGGCCCTGGCAGCATCAGTCTCACCGGCACAGCTACCGTTGATGACCACCTTGTCTCCATTACCCCTGCAATCTCCGCCACCTGGGCTCCCGGCCTCTATACCGGGCAGGCCTACATCAGCAATGGCTCAGAGCGCTACACCTTGGAAGAAAGCCTCCAGCTTGAAGTCCTGACAAACCTGGCCACCTCTGCCGCCAACTTCGATCCGCGCAGCGCAAACCAGAAGATACTGGATGCCATCGATGCGGTACTGGCCAATGCCGCAACCACGGATCAGAAAGAGGTGGAGATCGCCGGCAAACGGATTACCCGCTTTGAGCGCGACACCCTGAGAAAATTCCGCGGCTCGTATGCCCACAAGGTGTGGCAGGAGCGCAACCCTGGCCAGCTTGCCCCCACCATCAGTTTTGACTTTGGGGGTGGACGATGAACTGGCTCCGCACCGCCATGACCTGGGTGGGTATCAAAACGTCGCCGAAAGCGGCGGCCATCGCCCCAGGCAACCCATCTTTTGATGTGCTCTACGATTGGGTGTACGGCGCCACCGCAACGGACAAAGACCTCCGCCACTCCCTTGGCAAGCAACGTAAAGAGGCCCGTCTGCTGGCCCGCGAAAATCCGCTGGTCCGCCAATATCTCAGCCTGCTGGAGACCAACGTCATCGGGCCGAAAGGGATCAAGTTGCAGGCCCAGGTTCGGGATAGCAGCGGATCACTGGACAAACCTACCAATGACCTGATCGAGGGCAACTGGAACGAGTTCTGGAAATCCCCCTGGGTAGATGGCCGTCTGTCAGGTGTTGAAGGTGAGCACCTGATCCTCGGCACCGTCGCTGTTGATGGCGAGGCCTTTGTCCGCATGGTGCCAGGCTTCCAGAACAAGTGGGGGTTCGCCCTGCAGATGATCGATGCCGAACTGATTGACCACGGCTACAACCGCCCAGCCGGAAAGGGCGCCAACGAAATCCGCTGCGGGATTGAAGTGGACCAGTGGGGCAGGCCGGTTTTTTACCATGTCACCATCTGCCTTAACGATACCCCAACCGGATCACGCCTTCCGATCCCGGCCGCGCAGATGATCCACCTGTTCCGTCCTGACCGCATTGGTCAGACCCGTGGGATCACCTGGCTGTACAGCAACCTTTCGCAGCTCCGGATGCTGGATGCCTATAAAGAGGCCGAGGTGATCGCCGCCCGTCTCGGTGCCAGCCAGATGATGGTGTTCAAGTACGACAACCCTGAGCTGATCGACGAAAAAGCCCCCGCCAACTACCGGATGGAGGTGCAGCCAGGCAAGGGTATCACCTTGCCGCCAGGCCTCTCCATGCAGCAGTTCGACCCGAAGTATCCAAGCGCCAACGGCCCCGGATTCGATAAAAGCCAGCAGCGCTACATCTCCACCGGACTTCCAGGAGCAACCTACAACACCCTGGCAAACGATTACGAGGCGGTCAATTTCAGCAGCCTCCGTGCCAATGCCCTGGTTGAACGCGATATGTGGCGCATCCTGCAGCAATGGTTTGTCCAGGCGTTTAAGCAGCCTGTTTTTGAGCAGCACTTGCGGGCCTCGCTTCTGACCGGGGCGCTGAAAGTCGGCAGCCGCGATCCGGAAAAGTACAAGAACGTGCGCTGGTTCCCACGGGGCTGGGCTTGGGTCAACCCGCTGCAAGAAATCAACGCCTCGGTAATGGCCATCAAAAATGGCATGGCCTCCCGCACCAGCTCCCTGGCCGAGCAGGGGGGGGACTTTGAAACCGTCATTGAAGAGTTGGCCGACGAAACAAAAACAGCGGACGCCAAGCGCGTCCAGATCATGGAAACAAAACCAGCGCCACCCGCGCCGGAGGAGACCGATGCCAGCAAAAAGCCCTGAAAAGAAGTGGTACAGCATCAGCGCCAAGGCTGACGACACCGCAGAAATCTACATCTACGAGCAGATCGGTGAGGATTGGTTTGGGGAAGGTGTCCAGGCAAAAAACTTTGTCAAGGAACTGGCCGGGCTCAAGGCCAGCAAGATCAACCTGCGGATCAACAGCCCAGGCGGTTCTGTTTTTGACGGCCAGACCATCTACAACGCCATCAAGCGCCACCCTGCCACCGTGGATACCTATATCGACGGCGTGGCAGCGTCCATTGCCTCGGTGATCGCCCTGGCTGGCGACAGGGTTATCATGGCCCCCAATGCCCTCTTTATGATCCACAATCCATGGGGCTTTGCCCAGGGCAGTGCGGATGACATGCGCAAATATGCCGAGCTGCTGGACAAGGTGCGCGACACCATCGTCACCGTGTACCGGGAAAAATGCAGCCTTGCAGATGAAGAGATCATCGCCGCCATGGATGCGGAAACCTGGATGAGCGCGGAAGAAACACAAGCCGCTGGGTTCTGCGATGAGATCAGCAGCGCCTCTGCCGGAGTTTCCAACATGTTCAACTTTGCCGGGCTCGGCTTCCGTAACATGCCGCCCGAGGCCTGCCTGATTCATACCATTGAGCCGGTTGACCTTTCAGCAACAACGCCTTCGGCCTCCGCCGAAGTTATTATCCCGCCCCAAGGGGCAAAAAAACCAGAAATGGAGGTAGTCGTCATGCCCGAAGCAACGACCGCCCCGAAAAACGGGGCAAACGATGCAGCAGAGATCGCCGCGATGTGTGCGGCCAACAACTGTGCGGATAAGGCCGCTGAGTTCATCAGCGCCGGTCTTTCCGCCGATACCGTAGGCCGCAAGATTCTTGATCTGCATGCCGCCGGTAAACTGTCCACCCCTGCCGCCGAGGCAGCCGCCATGGTTGACATGGGCAAGGACGCCAAAAGCTACAGCTATCAGCGGGCCATCTCCGCCGCCATCGACATGCGCGAAGGTAAGCAGGTTAGCGGTTTCGAGGTGGATATCCACCAGGAGATCAGCAAGCACCTGCCCCAGAACTATGCGGCCAAGGGCGGCATCCTGGTGCCGATGCGGGTAATGAACACCGCCCTGACCACCGGCGGCACCAACACCGGCAAAGAGACCGTGTTCCAGGAGTATGGCGAATTCATCGACATGCTGCGCAACATCTCGGTTCTGGCTCGCATGGGCGCGAGAACCCTTACCGACCTGCGCGGTCCGATCACCTTCCCGAAACAGACCGGCGGCAGCTCTGCCTACTGGGTTGGGGAAAATCCCGGTGCCGGAGTTACTCAGGGAAATCCCACCTTCGGCACCATGGTGATGAGCCCCAAAACCTTGCAGGCCACCGGAGCGGTATCCCGGCAGTTGCTGGTGCAATCCACTCCTGATGTTGAAGGTTTGGTCCGCGCCGATCTGGCCGCGGTTCATGCTCTTGCCTGGGATAAAGCCGGTATCCATGGCACCGGCGCGGCCAGCGACCCCACCGGCGTCTATGCCGCCTCCGGCGTCAACGCCGTGGCCATGGGCGGGGTTCCTGCCTTTGGCAAGTTCGTGGATATGGAGACGGAAGTCAACAAGGATAACGCCTTGGTAGGAGCCATGGGCTTTGTCACCACACCAGGCATGGCCGGGAAAATGCGCCAGACCCTGGAAAGCGCCTCCGCCGGAGCGCGTTGGATCTGGGACGGCCCGGCCCTTGAGGGAAACATGGCCGGGTATAAGGCCATCTCCAGCAACCAGATCGCCAGCAACCTTGGCGTTGGCACCAACGAGCATGGGATTGTCCTGGGCAACTGGGCAGACCTGTTGATCGGAATGTGGGCCGGCTTAGAGCTGATCGTTGATCCGTACACCCTGGCCGATCAGGGGCTGGTCAAGATCACCTCTTTCCAGATGTGTGACATCGGCCTCCGCCGGGCGGAATCGTTCTGCAAGGCTACCGGAGCGACGCTGGCGTAATTTTGTAGTGGGGGCGGCGGTTGACGCCGCCCCCATTCATTAAGGAGAAACTCCCATGAAAGTATTGATCACCAGAGGTTTTTGCCTGGGACATGGCATCGATGTGTTCCCCGGAGATACCGTTGAAGTTGAAGACGCCAAGGCGCAGCTGCTGATCCGGCAAGGCCGGGCGGAAGAGGCACCGGAAGGCGAAGAGGAAAACGCCAAGGCAAAGACCAAGGCCGAGAAAAAGGCCGAGAAAAAGGCCGAGAAAAAGGCCGAGAAAGAGGCTGCCGAGGCAGAGGAAGAGTCGCGGAAAAAAGCCGCCGAAGAGGCTGCCAATAAGGAGAAAGGCGAGTAATGCAATTCTCCTCCGCCGACAAAGCCGCCATGCTTGACGCAGTGGGCGAGGATGCCACTTGCCCGGCTGGCACCTTGCGGGTGGTGTTCAACGCACCCGGCTCGGTGTTCGGCGGGGCCTCCGCCGGGATCGTGGTTTCCGAACCTACTGCCCTTGCTGCGGTGGCTGACCTCACCGCCTTGGCTGTGGTTGATGGCACGGAGCTGACCATTGATGGCCTTGTTTACCAGGTGGTTTCCCCGCCGCTGCCGGATGGGGCAGGCTTTGCCACCCTCACCCTGGAAGCGGTGTAGTTAAAAGCCAATGAACGAAGAGGGGAAAAAAGAGATGGCGAGTCCTTGTGTCCAGGAACCGGCGATCAAGTTGATGAGCGAGCAGTTGGCCGAACTGGGCAAGACCTTGGCGACCATCGCGGTGCAAAAAAATGAGATCGAGCACCTGGTCAAGGAGCAGATCGAGCACCGCACCTGGCTGCGGACCCATGAGACCAGAATCCAGGCCATGGAAAAGGTTGATTTTATCGACCACGAGGAACGGATCAAGGCCATTGAAAACAAACCGGCCAAGTCGGCCTCCAAGTTGTACTGGCTGGTGGTGGCAGGGGTTTTGTCCTGCCTTTCCGGGCTCATCTCCGGCGCCATGCTGATCGCGGTTAAGTAGGAGTGGGCTGATGCTGAATGTGTCCGTTGATGTCCGTGAAGCTGACAAAATGCTCTCGTTTACTGAACGAGAAGCGCTGCCAAAGGCCACGGCCAGGGCGATAAACAAGACGGCCAGTTCCGTACAGTCCATGGCCATTAAGCTCATTGCCAAGGACATCGGCATCACCCAGAAGGATGTGCGCAAGAGCCTGCATATTTCCAAGGCCAGATGGACCAAGCCAGAGGCGTCAATATTCGCCTCCGGCAAACGGATACCGATCATGGCCCTCAAGGCCAGGCAAACCAAGGCCGGAGTCACCTACCGGAGCAAGCTGGGCGGGCGCGGTGCCATCCCTGGGGCTTTTATCGCCACGATGAAGTCAGGGCACACGTCGGTATTCAAGCGGCTGACCAAGAAGCGCAACCCGATGATCCGGTTGTATGGTCCCTCGATTCCCAAGGTGTTCATCGATGCGGCGCTCACCAAGGCCATGGAACACCACGCAGCCGAGCGGTTCGATAAGGTTTTTGCCCACGAGCTGAACCATGATTTGGTAAGGGGTGGAGCAAGATGAGCCACCCGCGCAAAGCCATCCGCCAGCATGTGGCCGCGCTGCTCACCGCTGCCACCGTGGCTGGAGCCAAGTTAGCCGGGGCCAATGTGTTCGACTCCAGGGTGCGGCGGCTGCCGACCTCATCCCTGCCTGCCCTGCTGATCTACACCAGATCGGACAAGGCGGACGGTATGGTGTCCGATGCGCCCCGGGTCTATCTCCGCAAGCTGGAGCTGGCCATCGAGGTGGCGGTTGCTGCCGCCAACATGGCGGACACTCTGGACGACCTCACCCGCGAGGTGGAGATCCTGCTGGAAAACGATGAGGCACTGGGCGGCCTGGGGGAGTGCACCTACTCCGGAACCGAGATTGAGCTGGACGGCGACTCCGACCCGACCCTGGCCATCGCCGTGATGACCTTTACCGTTGAATACGAAGACGACATCAAGACCGCGGTGGCCGACGACTTCACCGGCGCGGATGTCGTTTGGAACCTTACCACCCTGCCGGATGAGCAGAACGAAGCGCAAGACACCATCACCGTGACACCATAAGGAGAGCACCATGGCAGAAAAAATCTTAGTAGTCCCGGCTGCTGGCCTGCTTGTCCGCGATCCCGCGAACATGCTGCCCCTGCCGCCGGAAGGGGCGGAGGTCGAGCAATCAAGCCATTGGCAGCGGCGGCTCAATGCGGGCGATGTAACGCTCGGCAAAGCAGCAAAGCATAAGAAGGGAGATGACAAATGACGATCTCATTCAATCAGATACCGATCAACCTGCGGGTTCCCGGCGTGTATGTGGAATTCGACAACTCCAAGGCCGTCAAGGGTTTGGTTGGCATGCCATATCGGGCTTTGCTGGTGGGCCAGCGCTTGGCCGCAGGCACCGTGGCCGCCCTGGTCCCGACCCGCATTTCCTCCGCCGACCAGGCGCGGGAATATTTCGGCCAGGGCTCCATGCTGGCGCAATCCGCTGAGGCGTGGTTTGCCAACAACCGTTTCACCGAGACCTGGGCCATTGCCCTGGATGACAATGCCGCAGGCGCTTTTGCCGCAGGCACCGTCACCATCACCGGCACGGCCAGCGAAACCGGCACCCT